GTTTATCTGAGAAAGAATTGAATGATTTTGGAGAAGCCATGAAGAATGCTTTAAAAACATGGGTGTCTCCATATGAAGGAAAGAAAAGTAATATTAGAATGTCTAATGTTGGTAGACCTTCAAGACAATTATGGTTTGATTCTAGACAGGAAGAAGGTCCATCTGAATTTAATGCACCAACCATGATTAAATTTTTATATGGTCACATACTTGAAGAACTTGTATTATTCTTAGTTAATTTAACAGACCATAAGGTAACTGATCAACAAAAAGAAGTTAATGTTGATGGTATTATTGGACATATGGATTGTAAAATAGATGGTGAAGTTGTTGATATTAAATCAACATCTGGTTTTGCTTTTAATAAATTTAAAAATGGTACTCTTGCTGAGAACGATTACTTTGGTTATATGGCTCAATTATCTGGATATGAAGAATCAGAGAAAGGTAATAATGGAGGTTTCTTAGCTATTAATAAAGAGACAGGCGAACTAGCTTTGTATCAACCACAAGAATTAGATAAAGTAAATATTAAAAATAGAATATCTAAAATAAAAACTGAATTATTAGAGGACAAGCCACCAGATTATTGTTATACACCACAGCCGGAAGGTACTTCAGGTAATATGAAATTACATAAACAATGTATGTATTGTAAACATAAAATAAATTGCTGGAAAGATTCTAATGATGGAAAAGGATTAAGAGTTTTTGAATACGCTAAAGGTTTAATGTTTTTAACTGATGTTGTAAAAGAACCTAAAGTTAAGGAAGTAACAAATGAATGGAAGAAAAGCAAAGGCTATTAGAAAACAAGCCAAAGAGCTTCAAGTTGAATGGTTAAAAAGTTTAGTAACAAATGAAGATAGTATTGATGAACCAATTACTATTGAGAATGTTCATGAATATATGCCAGAGCAGACACATTATATATCTCAAGGACAAATTAGAATGTCTGCATTTACATTAAAATGGATAACAAAAAAATTAAAAAGGAATAATAAAATTAAAAATTATAAGGAATTAGAATATGGCTGAGATTAAAGAAATAGATAAGGACACTACTCTATTAGAACTAGACTTAGAACAACTGCTAGTTTATGCAGGTGAAGTATTACTTGATACTCACAGTTTAGAAGTTATTGATTCAATAGTATTAATTAGAATGATGACATTACTAGGTTCAGAGTTAGATAAGAGAACTGAAAAAGAGTTTTGGTTTTTAAAAGATATGGGAGAAATGCACTAGGAGAATAATATGGCAACTAAAAAATATAAATTTCACGAAGACATTATATTAAAAATAGCAAAAGATTATATAGACAATACTTATAATGAACATTATGCTAATGGTAAGTATCAAGCAACCGATCTTATTGTTGATGCTGGTCATGGAGAAGGTTTTTGTATGGGTAATATAATGAAATATGCTATGAGGTATGGTAAGAAGAATGGAAGAAATCAAATTGATTTATTAAAACTTATTCACTATGCCATCATAGCTTATTACATAGGAGACAAGGAAGGTCATTATGATAACTGATAAAATAGGAACTAAGTCATACTTAGGAATTGAAATAAATTATGACAAGGATACCAAACTAGATAAATTTAGTTTGGATACATTAAAAGATAGATATTTATGGAAGGAGGAAACCCATGCTCAAGAAGCTTTTGCAAGGGCTGCTGTATTTGGAGCAACGTATAAAGGAGAAACTGATTTTGATCTTGCCCAAAGATTATATCAGTATTCATCTGATTGTTGGTTTATGTTTAGTACCCCTATACTTTCTAACGGAGGAACCACTCGTGGTTTACCTATTAGCTGCTTTCTCAATTTTGTACCTGATAGTAGGAGGGGTCTTTCTGATCACTATGACGAGAACATATGGTTGGCAAGTTCAGGTGGAGGTATCGGTGGATATTGGGGAAGTGTTCGCAGTAATGGTGTTGCAACTAGGCACGGTAGTCGTTCTACTGGATCAATACCATTCATGCATGTAGTAGATTCTGAAATGCTTGCCTTTAATCAAGGCACAACAAGACGAGGAAGCTATGCAGCTTATTCAGATATATCACATCCAGAGATTGAAGAGTTTATTAATATGCGTAAGGAATCTGGTGGTGATATAAATAGAAAATGTCTCAACATTCATAATGCAGTTAATATAACTGATGAATTTTTAGAAGCTGTAAAGAATGATGAAGAGTGGAGATTAATTGATCCTAAATCAGGCGAAGCAATTAAAACTATTAGTGCTAGAGATTTATGGTGGCAGATATTAAATGCTAGAGCCGAGACAGGCGAACCATATATGATTAATATTGATAGATGTAATGAAGCTTTACCTAAAGAACAAAAAGAATTAGGATTAAAAATTAATCAAAGTAATTTATGTTCTGAAATAGTATTACCTACTGATGAAGAACGAACTGCTGTGTGCTGTTTATCAAGTGTCAACTTAGAACACTTTGACAAATGGAAAAAGAATAAACAATTCATAGATGATTTAATAACTATGCTTGATAATGTGTTAGAACATTTTATCGAAGCGATTGTAGATACTTCAGGATTAGGTGGATACAATGCAAACTTTAAGAGGTTTAAAAATTATGTTAGAGAAGAAAAAGAAGGGATGGTTAAAGCAGCTTATTCAGCTTACAGAGAGAGGTCATTGGGTCTTGGAGCGATGGGCTTCCATGCTTATTTACAAAGCAAAGGACTTCCGTTTAAAAGCTTACAGTCAACGAGTAATAACCATGTCATGTTTTCGCACATCAAATCTAAAGCGATGGAATCTACTAAAAGACTATCTGAAGAACGTGGTGAAGCTCCTGATATACATGGTAGCAATAAGCGGAATGCTCATTTGTTGGCTGTTGCTCCTAATGCCAGCTCTAGTATTATATGTGGTAATACTTCCCCTAGTATTGAACCATATCGTGCTAACGTATATACGCACAAAACTTTATCGGGTTCTTACCAAGTTAGGAATAGATATTTAGATAAATTATTAAGAAAGAAAGGTCTTAATATAGAAGAAAGAGAAAAGATATGGAAGGACATAGCAGGATCAAGTGGCTCTGTACAACACTTAGATATATTAGATGATGATGAAAAGGAGATATTTAAAACTGCTCCAGAGATCAATCAGATATATATCGTGGAACATGCACATATGAGACAGGAATA